TTTTTTTTCTGAGTATATTGAAAGATTTAGATATTATGACCTGGTAATAATTTTTTTGATGATATATTATAGAAGAAAAAGCTCTTTGCTTCGTTTCTGATATAAATCAGACCTAAAGTCTGATACAAAAGGTAAAACCTTGTAATCAATAGTTTCTAATATTAGAACCTATTCTGACGTGTGGGTCTCCTTCCGTTAGGTTAATCTTCATCTATCTACTTCATTCTATGTTGTCTTCTATAATATATATTAATATACTAGACGGGGGGGTTTTTGGGTTTTTGGCTTCGCCAACACCCAAACCCAGATCAGACTCCGCTGATTATTTTTTACCCAATATCGGTTTTCTAATTGACAAATAAGTAGTCCTAAGATAGGATTATTATAATTTTAGAATCAAGAAAGGAAGTGTTTAGTAATGGCAGAGATGATTGTTATCACTAATGATACTCTCAATGTTACAAAAAATGACTTAATGGAAGATACAAAATTGACTACTATGTTTGTATTCGATAATGAAGAACGTGCAACTACTAAATTATTGGATATCGTAGCAGACTATGTAAAAGACAACCGTTATTTCGAAACTACTCAAAACGATGTTCTTACTTTGGCTAAAGCTGTAGGTGTAGAAGATCGTGAAGAAGCTGAAGCTCTTTATGAAGCAGTGGTTGGTGTTAAAATCGATGGTGAAAAATTATTGGTAGGTTTCAAATTCGATAAGCTATATAATCCTGATGATGATGAAACTACTCATGGTGCTAAAAAGAAAGATCAAAATGCTCCAGCCAAACCTCATGATTTGGAAGAAAACCCTTACTCTAATGAATCTGTAGCATACCGTAAATACTACTCTATGGATCTTCCTAAACCAGCTGATTTTGATGTAAACCCATATTCTGATGAGGCTATTGTGTATGCTCGATTTTATGATTTGGGAATTAAGAAACCTGATGATTTCGATACAAACCCATATACAGATCAATCTGTAGCATATCTTAAATATCATTTCATGCAATTGCCTAAACCAGAAGATACTACATCTCCTACATTCGAACATGATAATATTGTATGGCATCATTACTATGGTATTGGTATGCCTAGTCCTGCTGAACCACCAGAAGAAGAACCAACAGTAACACATGAAGAAGCTCCAGTAGAAAAAGAACCAGACACTGTTGCTCCTACTGATCACCTATAAGATCAAGAAAGGTTAATTAATATGGAAGGCAAAAGTCTTGTTTTAGTTAAAGATAAGTTCCATATAAATCTTAAGAAATCAATCAATAATATCTTAGTAGTACCAGTAGTATTTGATAGTAAAATTCATGCTATAGAAATATTTAATGATCTTCTTAGAGAAAATAAAATTGATAAAGGTATTGAAGAAGGAACAATTCAATCTTTAATAACAGATTTCCATATTGACCTTAAAGATTACTATTGTTTCTGCTATAAAAACAATACTAAAGATTTAGTAGTTGGATACAAAATTGTAGAAATGATTGATACAAGATCTGAATATTAAACCAAAATCCATAGAGTCTTAATTGACTCTATGGATTACTTTATCACATCATTATAATACAAAATTTAGCTAAATTTTTTATAAAGATTGGGGGCTACAAAATGCCAGATATCGAGAATTTTGATGAAACCAATCGAATCAGATTTAAACAGAATATATTAAAAGGAGAGTTCTTCTTTGTAGGTGGTTGGCATGCGTACGATGTTCCAGCTCAAGTAAAGGTTAAGAACAATTCTTATGTGCAATATATTTCTATGATCAAAGGTAAACTTACCCATGTACCAACAGATGTCGTTAAAGACCTCCAAGGTGAATTCACTATTGGTAAGAAATATATCGATGATCTAAATCAGATCGATATTAATGGTGACATTGATCTAGAAGAGTCTACATTTAGACTATTCCCTGACCTTAAAGGTCAAATGATATTTGATAAAGGTGTAAGTGAAACAGATCTAGAATCTACAGTTAAACTACATGCAAACTTTATTGAAGATATTAATAATCCAGATATTGATCAAGATAAGGTTGGATTTACAAGTTCTATTACAGTACCAGCTGTAAGAGCATTAGATATTCTTAGGAAATGTAATCTAGATTATGTTCAAGCAGAATTAGAAGAAACTGAAAAGAATACTATTATATCTCAAATTACAGTAAAAGACTTCTGGTCTACAAAAGATCTAGACTCTACTGTTAATATCAATGCAGATACTTTTGGTAGAACTTTATTTGTTGTAGATGATCTTATCTATCTAGGAACTATTGATAACTATGATCTAGATTGTAATTTAGAAATTAGTGATAAAAATCTAAAACAATTATATCTCTATGGTAGATGCTGTATTCAATCTAACAGATATCCATATTCCATCTATTCTAAATTAGTAGTACCTTGTACTTCTAATACAGAATTCTTAGCAGCTGTAACTGTAGATGATTATATCAAAGAATTATTATGCGATGTAGATATTGATCCAGAATACGAAGACTATGATATATTAAATGGTGTAGTTCATATGCATGACTATATCACATCTGAAATCAATGGTGCAGTAGAACTAGAACATTATCATACATTTAGACAATTCTCTGGTATGATTGATATCATTCTTCCTAGCAATACAGATATCAATGCTTCTGTTACAGTTCCTGTAATTGTTAATGGATATTATAAAGATCTTCCTGGTAAAGTTACTACTGGTAATAGACAATTAGAAGATATCTATTCTGAAATTCATGTAACAAATACAAGATATGTAAAACCAGAACCTACTGATGATTTTATGATTGTAGATACAATGAATGATCTTCTAGAAATGCCTAGAGAATTATTAAGACCTGGAATGAAAGTCTACGTTAAAGAAACTAAACGAGAATATAGACTTGCTGGAGGTCGAAGAAGAGATAGAAAGGAAAATAATCATGAATAAGTGTTGTTGCGGAGATAAGCTAAGTAAAGAAGATGAATTCATGCTTAACTGGTTTGATGTAACAGCCGAAGCTGAATTCTCTTGTTCTATCAATGTACAAGGAAATCCTAATCCTATTATGGATAATTGGACTAATTGTGATTGTGGTGGAAATGTAGCAAAAGCTCTAACTCCTAAAGTATATGGTAGAGTAGCTATTGTAGTAGATCCTTTATGGAGATATGAAGCATACGTTGTTACTAGATCATTAACTACATTCTTTGAAAGATATTATAGAAGAATGAATTTAGAAGTTATTTATGGAGGATCTCCAAGATCTGATTTTGATGTAGAGAAGATTGCTCATATGTATGGTGTTGATTATGATCACATGCATAAATCTCCATTAATTTCTGATCCAAGAAATCCTGGAGCTATGAGACACAGCATCTCTGATTTCTTATGTGCTTTACAAAACTTCCATCCATTCTCTAATACTTCTAAATTAGATAGAGTTATTATTTTTATGGATAGCAATGTTGCTTATAGAGCTTCTGCTGTATATCCAATTATTAAATTATGCAGAGAGAATAATATTCCTTGTGTTCTAATCCATAGCGATGGTCAATATGATGAAATAAATGAACCGTTCTATGATGGATATTGGTACGATCCTAATGCTAATAAACTTATTATGGGTACAGAAAGATACCAAAGATTCAATCCTGGAAATGTAATTCATGAGATCCATGAATGCCATCCAAGAAGCAGATCTAATTATGTTTATGCTCCTAAATCTCCTAAAGAAGATTGTGGTTGCTGTTGTGAACATGGTAGAGTATGTAGACCTCAATTATATCCACCTTCCTATGACTACGAAAGTAGAGAAAATGGTTGGAGAGGGGAATATTATGGTGGACCATATCATCACCATAGAAATGGTGGTACTCATCATCTAATGTATGATTATGATGATTTATATGATTCATACATGGACCCTTGTGGTAGACTTTATAACTCTCATAAACTGGTTGATTAATACTTCTAATTCATGCCCTAGAGCCGTAATGGTTCTAGGGTTTCTCTTTAATTTTATATAATTTCACTGACTTTTTTATAAGATAAATATTTATATAGCTTTATACCTTTATTAAGAGGAGAAGTATTAAAATGGGACTAATAGACAAACTGACTGATATAGTTAAAGGTTCTCACACAAGTGATGAATGGAATACTGATACAAAGAATATGGAGAAAATGCAAGGAATAGTTATTCCAACTCCAGAATTTGAAATAGTAGATGTATCTGATAATGTATATCTACTCAACAGATCTGGAAGAGTTTGTGTAGGAATGCTTCCTGATGGAGGATATGATAAACAAAAAGGGTATTGCTCTAGAATGGGTAAAAGAGGTCATGAATCTCCTTTTGAACATACTAATGCAATTGCTATTATTAAGATTCCTTCCTATACTTCATTTACAACAAACTATATGAAGTATGTGACAGAGTTCTTATCATATACTAAATACTGCAAAGTTTCTATCAAGGAACAATCCAATCTTTCTATTATGATTCTTATCAGTGGATCAGCTAGAGCCTTTGGACACATTATTCAAGAATGCTCTGAAGAAAATCCATTTGTTCAAACAGTTAAAAATATCATGTATGCATCTTTTGAAAAAGAAATACTATCTCAATATATTGAAGAAGGTATTCTTGATGAAGACTTATGTGTATATGAACCAGAAGTTTCTACAAAAGAAATTATTTCTGCAGTAACTCAGCACAGATATGAATATGAGAAACTAGAATCTCCTAATAATTATGATACAGTAGCAGAAGAGTATCAACCAATTACTGAAGAATTGGATTCTAATACAGTAACCTTCTTACATAGAAAAGATAAGTATTTAGAAAAGATATTTAATCATATCAAAGTGTATGGGTTTGATATTAAAGATTTATTTAAAGTCTCTACGATGTCTTTTGTATTCCATGATATTTCAAGAGCATGTGCTAATCAGATGACTCGTCATAGAGTTGCTATTTCTCAAGAATCTCAACGCTATGTAAAACATCAAACTGACTTGTCTCAATTTATTAATCCATTAGATACAAATCCAGGAAGATATGCTGATCTTGATCCATCAACTGTTGACTATATTAGAAATATAGATCCGTTTGGTAATTATAAATATGCTTTGGATAATAAGATCGTTAAAGAAGATGCTAGAGCTTGGTTACCTATGAATGTGACTACTAAGCTTATGATGACTTTTACTATTGAACAACTTGCCCATTTCATAAATATTAGATCTGATATGGCTGCACAAAAAGAAGTTCAATTAGTTACAGAAGGATTAGTTAAACATTTGATTGATGAATTAAACTATAACTTCTTAATCAATGAAGATGAACAATTCCCAGATATCTTCTCTAGAATAGCATTCATAGCTCTTACTCCAAATAATAAAGACATTTCAAATAGATTTGATCCTGATACAATATTCTTATCAGATTCTAATGTATCTAACGGAGTAGATGAAGATCTTGGAGAAGAAGTAGAAATTACTGATATGGAAGTAAAGACTATTGATGATGCAAAAGATATTCTAGAAAAAGCAGAAAAATACAAACAACTAGAAAATGAATCAGATAAAGAGGAGAACTAAAATGCCTAACTTTGCTAAAGGAAAATTCAGCACTAAACCAACTGTTATAAATCTTACTAAAACATTCGAAACATTCGAAGAGGCTTATACTACAGTAATTAAAAATATTCCAGAATTAAAAGCTTATTGTGGTGATACAGCTATTGAAGCGGCTGTTCTTAAAGCTATGATGAACAGTATTGCTAATAATATCCCATCAGTATCAAACGAAAATTATCCTAACACTCTTTCCTTTAGTATTAACTCTAAAGAAGTAGGTTTCAAAACAGATTCTAATATTGCCCTTGGTTGGAGAACAGTCTTTGATAGAAAGACTGCTTCGATTAAATATAAATTCCGTATCACATTTATTTCTGTACCAGCTTTTAGAAAAGCTACTATTGAAGAAATGAAACAAGATAATTGGAAAGAAATTGATCCAACCAAGCAAACACGTTTTTGGAATGATACAGAAGGCAAATCTTTTAATCGTTTCACAAAACAAGAAGAGGATAAATAATTATCTTCTTAAGAGTTAGACCCAGTTCTACCTTTTTGATATTCTAAGCGTTTAGTATATCTGGAGCATTCCCGCAATAATGAACATCCCACTACAGATTAAGTTCTGTAGTGGGGATCATTATGTCGAATTAAGACATCAGCGTAATGCTTAAAGAAAGGAGGATATAGTCTTTTATGGCAAAAAACTCTATTCTAGCCTATACGAGAAGACTTGGTAAATCGTTAAAGTTTGCTGCGGTAGAAGTTCTTAAAGATCAAGCACCGATAACAACTAAGATGATTGAAAATAATAGAGACTATGCTAAGAATTCATTTAAAGAGATCGTTGGTTCAAGACAAGCCACTGGTCTTAAGATGAAAAATCTTAGAGAGCAATTTATTTTCAAACCAGTAAATGATACGTTTAGGAATTTAAAAAGAGAAATAACTTCTGGTAACTTCTATCATGAAAACGAAACTGTTGCTAAAGCTGAACAAAAAATGATGATGGATATGATGTCTGATATGTTTGGCGACATGATGGAAGACTTTGAAGACACTGATGAGAACAACCCTGGGTCTAAAATATCCCGTGGGGATGCTGTAGTAGCATCTATGATTTCTGGTCAGTTAAGAGCTAATACTAGTTCTCTATCTAGAGTAATTGCTGAGACTACTGATGTTCAACTTAAGAACCAAAAAGCTATTTCCCATGCACAATTTGCTCAGGGTGAAAGACAAATTGGTATAATGAACAATGGCTTCAGTATGTTGGGGCAAGGTATGAACTCTTTGATAGAGTTTAATAATAAAGTAATGCTTACTTATACTCAAAATGCTACTAAGTATTTTGAAACTATGAGTAAGTTAACTAATGAAAACAATGCCATATTAAAAGAACTCATAGATATACAGAGATCTGTATATAAAGATTCTTTTGATACCAAGACTAGTAGAAACCAATCTAAATCTAGTAAAGTATTTGGATCTGATGGATTCAGTTTAGAAAATTATATAAAATCTATTACTGGTAAAGCCAATAAAGATGGCGGTACCTTAGATACAATAAAAATGTTCTATGCTGCTTTACCTATGATGATTGGTGAATTTACAGGTAATCCTATGAAAGCTATTACCAAGAGTGGTATTAGCATGGCAATGGGTAAAGACCTTAAGAAAGCTATTAGTGGGTTTGATAAAAATATCAACGGTTATATACAATCTGCCTTAGCACAAGTTTTTGACTTGGGTAATGGTAAGAAAGGTATGGCTAAAGAGTTATCTAGAATCTTTGGTGTAAAAGAGGAATATAAAGACTTCTTAAAAGATTTTCAAAGTAGTAATTACAATAAAGGCGCTATTGCTTGGAATGGTATTGCGCAGAAATCTTTAGTAGAAGTTATTCCTGGATACTTAAGAAAGATAGAATCTGCTCTTACAGGAGAAACTCCTAGAGTATTTAACTATCAAACTGGTAGATGGACTAATGAGCTTAGTGCTGCTAATAGTCAAAAGAATATAGATACTAAATTAAAAAGAGAAGCATTTAAAGAGCTAAGAGAATCTATAGCTGTTGCTCTTTCTAGTAGTGATCTAGGGGCTAGTAGTAAGCAAGAATATGATAAGCGTAAAAAAGAAATTATTAACGCTGCTAATAAATTGATGGATGGTGTTTGGAAGAATGGTAACTTCAATCCTAGAGATATCGATAGAATTCTAACCAAATATAAAAATAAAGATAATCAATACAAGAGCAAAGATACTTCTCAAGAAACCTTTGATCTTGTGATGAATATGTTTAGAGCATCTGGTCAATTAGGAAAACAGCAAGCCAAGATAAGCAGTACTTTGGCTAAGAAGAATGAAATGGTTCAAAACCTATTTGCTTCTGGTCAAGGTCTTGTACATGAAGCTACTAATGGAAGTATAAAAACTTCTATTGGTGGTGAATATATAGCTAATAATTTCGTACCTCCTAATGCAAGATATAAAGATAAATATGGTATGTCTTTATACGATTATCAATATAATATCTATAAAGAATTATTCCATATCAGAAATCTATTATCTTCTGGTGGAGGTCTTAGATCTGCTGGTGGTAGAGGAAGAGGTGGTAAAGCCGATCCTACTACAGCTATAGATCAAGCGTTCTTAAGACAAATAAAACAAAAAGAGAAGACAATCAAATCTTCTGTTGTTGAAAATACTAATTCTAATATGAGTGGAGCTACAGCTTCTGCTTTAGATGAAGAATTAACAAATGCTATTAAAGCTATACATGGTCAAGGTTATAAGAATAGATCTAAGAAAGGTAAGTTAGCTGATACACTCACTAACAAAACTACTAGTTTCTTAGATGATATCATCAAGTCTAGTACTATTGGCGATAAACTTATGACTATTCAACAAGGCGTGCAAGGTATATTCAAAGCTCCTGCTGGATTACTTACAACAGTAATTGCTGGTGCTGATGAATTCATGCATGATATGCTTTTTGGTAAGAATACTAATATCAAGGATGAAGATGGTAAACCTGTTAAAGGTTTATTCAATGTAATGATTCATGATATGAAGGAAATTACTAATAACCTTAATAAGCAAATTAATAGTATTTTAGGAAGTCTTAGAGATAAATTAGCTAAGACTCTTCCTGATAAGATTAAAGGATTTGCTAAAGATTGGTTTGGGTTTGACCTTGATAGAGGTATAGCAGCTGCTAAAGCTAAATTTAGACGTGGTGTAAACTTCGTTAAAGATAATGCTAAACAAGGTGTTCAAGGTGTATATGGATACGCTAGAGATTCTATACAAAGTTCAGGAAGAGAGGCAGCTCAATTCCTTGGATTCGATTTACCATCTGCTGGAAGAAGGTACCAATCAGATGCTGTAAATGAATATATATCTCAAAGAGGTCCAGTACAATCTAGACTTGCTAGATTAGCAGAAGCTGAACGTGGTATAGAACACCATGCCAGTGGTGTAAAATATGTTAACCCATCAAAAGGTAATGTAACACTTACTACACTTCACAAAGGTGAATTAGTTATTCCTGCCAATATGAATCCTTTCAATCCTGAAAGGGATAGTGTTAATATTGGTCAACAATTGTCTGAAGAGAAAGACTTCAAACGTAGATTGATTTCTAATATTGGTCATCATGCTGGTGGTACTTCTGACTTAGAAATTGTAGGACAGTTAGGGGCATATGAACAAGCCTCTGCTGATGCTAGAAATAGAAATAAAGGAAACTTCTTTACAAGAGGTATTGATAGAGCTACAGGAAAAGTAGCTCATGCTATGGGTCTAAATGGTTTATCTACAGGTATAGAACAAGCCTTTGGTATAGATCCTAAGAAAGCTGCTTCTCAATTTAATGACTTTGCTAAAAAGAATATGGGTAATGCTGTTCAAGGTGGTGCTGCTGGTGCTTTGCTTGGCACATTATTCCCATTAGGTGGTCCATTATTTGGGGCTATAGCAGGTTCTGCTATTAATATTATCAAGAATAATAAAACCTTCCAAGAAACAGTATTTGGTAAAGATATTGTAGATGCTGAAGGCAATGTTACTCATAAAGAGGGTCTAATCTCTAAAAAATGGCAAGATACTTTACAAAAGTATATGCCTGATGCTAAGAAATATGGTACAGTAGGTGCTATCTCTGGTTTAGTACTCCCATTCGGTCCTTTGGGTGGGGCTATGCTTGGTGCAAGTATCTCTGTAGTTAAAAATAATAAAGATTTAAATGACTTCTTATTTGGTGATCGTGGTGGTCTATTAAATAAGGATCGTAAAGATCTTATTAAGAAACACTTCCCTCGAGTTGCTGCTGCTACTATTGGTACTATGCTTTTAGGTCCATTTGGTATTCTTGGTAACTCCATTTTAGGTGCAGGATTAGGTGTACTATCAACTACTGATAAATTCGAAGAGCTTATGCTTGGTATCAAGGATAAGAATGGTGTAAGACGTGGCGGTTTAGCTGGTGCTATTAGACGTCACTTTACTAACCCTCTTAAATGGACTCTTCAAGATATTAGACAAAATATGGGTAGATGGTTAAGAGATGATATGATCAAACCTATCTTCAATACTGTCAAACCTGTTACTAAATTGATTGGCGTATATGGCCTACAAACTGCAAAATCTATTACAAACTTTATCAAAGGAAAGCTAGATTCTCCAGGATTATTCTTTGAAAAACTTTTCGATAAACTAGGTATCGGAACAAAAATCGGAGGATGGGGAAAAGGCTTAGTCAAATTTGTTGGTAGAAAAGCTGGATCATTTGCCAAAGGTATGGAACGTAAAGTAGGTGGATGGGCTAACCGGAAACTTATTCAAAAAGGTTATGGTACTGGTTCTACTGAAGATCAAATCAGATTGATTGATGAAAACAATATGACTGGCAATGTTGCTGATGTAACCAGAATGATGGGTGAAGTTGGTACCGATAATTATGCTGGTATCAATATGGCTAGAGCCCAAATGAATGATGCTTTAGACTTTGCTAAGAATAGAAAGTATCGTGGTGAAGATTATTATCTAAATCAAGCTACTAAAGAATCTTATGCTGACTTTAGAGCAGCAGCAGATAATATTCAAGAGCAAACTAGAGGAGCTGTAGATCTTAATGCTCTAGGAATCATTGATGAATTTAAAAATGGTAAAGGTGTACAAGGTGCACTCGATAAACTTGCCAAATTCAAAGCTAAAAATGGTAGTGTACTATCAGATGAACAATATAGATCTCTTGTACAAACTTTAAAAGCTGGTGAAAAGAAAGTTGCTAGAGCCCAAGAAGCTGCCAAAGTATTCAATTCTAATGATAATAAAGATGCTATTTATGAAATAGCTGATAAAGTATATAAAGGACTAACTAGAGGTATTGAAAATCCTCTCATCGAAAAAGATGATTTTAGAAAACTATACCTCAGAGTTGTGCGAGGAGATGAAAAAGCTATTAAAGAAATGGAAGCTATTTCCAGAGTATTAGGTAGCCGTGTAAACGAATTGCAAAAACGTAAAGGTTTGTCCTTGAATTCTAGACTAGACGAAACAGAAGCTGAAGATAATAATCTTGCTAATAAAGACATGACTCAACTCTACAATTTCCTTACTGGGAACGGTGGAGCTAAAGACATGAGTGATGCTGTTAAGAAAGGTTTTTACGATGCATTATATGATGATCGTAAAGGCTTCTTTGTTAAACTAGAAAAAGCTAATGAAAAAATAGATAAACGCCAAGGTGAAGTATTGAATACCCTTCAAAACTTTACCAATGCAATAATTCCAATGATATCCAAATCTTTCCTTCCATTTGGTATGGCAGAGAAAGTTGGTTTAGCCCCAGGTGCTAGAGAAACATTTAAAGTCCTTCATGGTAAAAAGTTAGATGACTCTATTGAGCACCATGCTGAGGGTGGCATCATTGGTATGGCTAAAGGGCTATTTGGCGGTGGCTCTAAATCTGGTGGTGGTCTATTCGGTAGTTTATTTGGTGGTGGAGATAGTAATAAATCCTCTGATGGATTAGAAGATGTATCTACTTCTTCCAAACCTACTGATATGAGAACTAGAGATGAAATTGCTAAAGATATGGGTTCAGTATCTGCTGCTGGAATCATTGGAGCAAATATGTCTAGTTCTAAAGGTGCTTCTAGTATGGGAGCTGGCAAAAATGGTATAACAACAGTTCCTACTGCTGACGGTGATACTAAAGAATATGCTATCTCTTCTGCAGATGGTCAATTAATGGAAATTCCTAATAAACACAATAAAGAGATCGATGCTAAGAACCAACACAAAGTTCAATTGCAAGAAAGATCTACTGTTGCATTAGAAAGAATTGCTGAAAAGATTGGTGCTGGTGCATCTAAAACTGGTCAAAAAGCTAAAGCCGCTGGTGGTAGCTTATTAGACTCTTTATTTGGTGGACCTCTTTCCACTATAATGAATGCATTAGCTTCTATTCCATTAATAGGCCCAGCAATCGCTGCCGCAGTTGCTAAATTTGGTAGTAAAGTAAAAACTGTTATCAAAGAGGGTATTAAAGATATAGGTAAATTCATTTGGGGTAGTGCAAAATCTATGGCAAATGGATTAATCCCTGAATCTTTAAGAACAAAAGCTGGTGAATTTGCTACAAAAGCTGGTGCAGCTGCTACTAGAGCTGCTGGTGCTGGTAACTCCTTCTTAGGTAATCTTAAAGGTGGAATTGGTAAACTCTTTACATCTACAGCTGCTAAAGGTTTAGGTGGTGTAGCAGGTTACGGTCTATTTGATGGTGGTAGATATGTCTACAACAAACTCACAGGAGACGAAGCTGCTGCTCAAGAAAGCTTATCTGCACTTCCTGGCGATTTAGCAATGGGTACTGGTAGTATGCTTGCTAATAGATTCTTAGGAAAAAGATTTGGCAAACCTGCTGGCTGGTTAGGCGGCGCTGCTGCTATGCAAGCCTATAAAATGGCAAATGGTCAAGATTTCGATCTTAGTGATTTTGCTTTAGATTTAGGTGGTCAAGCATTAGGCGACTATGCATTTACTAAGCTTGGTGGTAAATTCGCTAAATCTGGTGCTAAAAACTTAGCCAAAGCTGAACAAATTGCTGCATCTCAAGCTGCAACCAAAGCTGCCGCTGGTGCTGCTGCTTCTGGTGGTGGTCCTGGAATGATTAGTAAACTTGCTGCTAAATTTAAAGGCAAAGGTAAAGTCGGAGCTGCTCTTGCAGGTCTTGGTGCATTAGGATTCGGATTAGGATCTTCTAGTGCTTCTGAACCTGAAACTTCTGGTATGACTGGTCAAGCTCAAACTGATCCACAACAAGGTACTGGAAGTATTCTTGGTGGTCTTGGTGCATCTCTTGGAGCAACTGCTCTAGTTGGTAAACTTGGTGGCGGTGTTGGTAAGATGGGTGCCGCTGGTGCTGCTGCTTATGATATAGCTAATGGCGACTTCTCTTCTATTCCAAGTGATATGTATCATGGTATGGTAGATAGTAAAGCATTAAGCATGGCTGGTAAAGGAATGAGTTCTTTAGTAGCTAAAGGTAAAGATGCTTTAGGATTTGCTAAAGAGGTAGGATCTGATGTAACAGATGCTGCTGCTAAAGCCGAAAGTCAAAGTTCTACTATTCAAGCTCTATTGGCTAAACTTAAAGATGGTATTACAAAAGTTACAGGAAAATTAGAATCAGTTCTTCCTGGCAAAGCTGTCAATGCTGTTAAAGCATTTGGTGCTAAGCTTTTAGAAAGAGCTGCTAAACCTGCTAATATTACTCGTGCTGCAACAAAACTAATGAGACAAGGTGCTGAAGCTGCTGCTGCTTCTACAGGTATCGGGGCTATAGTATCTGCTGTTATTATTGTTGGTGGTATTATATCTGACTTCTATCATGGCTATAATAATGCCGATGAAATGCTTAAACTTTCTGAAGGTACTTCTAGTACTGGTATGAAAATCGTATCAGGTGTTGTAACAGCTATGTGTGCCGCAATTCCTATTCTAGGTATCATCATTCCAGAAGATGCTGTATTAGAAATGGGTATTGAATATATCGGTCCAGCATTTGGTTTTGGTAAAAAAGAACTAGATGAATTAAGAAGACAAAAACCTAGAGGGAAAGATGAACAATCTTCATCTTTCAGTGATAATGTAGATAAAGCTAAAGATACTTTAGGTGATATGGTCAAAAGTGTTAAAACTGGTGCTAAGAGCGTCGTTGAAAAAGTCGTTGAAAAGGCAAATCAGTTTAAAGACTTTGTAGGCAATAACCTAGAGTGGGCTAAAAATAAAGGTTTAGAAATGTGGGGAGGTCTCAAACAAGGGGCTTCGAATATCTATAATTCTGTAACCTCTGGTATTTCTAGTGCTGCAGATACTGTTAAACAAGGATTCAATCAAGGTGCAGATTGGCTTAAAGATAAAGCTGGCAAAGCTGCTGATACTATCGGAGAGGCTAAAACTGGTCTTATGAACTTCTTTGGTATCGGAAATGGTGGTAAGGGTAAAACTTCTAAATACGGTAAAGGCAACTTCTACTCTCAATTAGATTCTAATTACTCTATGCCATTTAATGCTCCTGGCGATTCTGAAGCTCAAACTATGGCCGACTCTGGATGCGGTCCTGTATCTGCTGTTAATGCTCTTTCGTCTTTAGGCGTTGATGTAGATCCTCGTATGGCTGCTCAATATGCTATTAAAGGTGGTTTTAAAGAAACCAATGGTGGTACAAGACCTGAGTTCTTCTCTAGTTTCATGAATAAAGCTGGTATGGAAACAGATACTCTTTATGATAATGATTCTATTAAGAGATCTTTACAAGCAGGCAATCCTGTTGTATTGATGGGTCAAGACACAGCTGGTGAGTCTAATAGAACTCCATTTGCTGAAAATCCTCATTATGTTACAGCTACTGGTATTGATGCTAACGGAAACGTTGTTGTTCAAGACCCAGAAACTCGTCAACCTAATAAGATTTATAAGGCAAATGATCTTTTATCTAAATCTACTATTGCTATTAGTGCTAGATCTAAACGATACGGTTCTGGTAAAAATGTAAGATATGGTAGAGGAACTTCCTCTTTAAGAGCTAATAACTTCCATTTCGGAACAGGTAAGTTTAGATATGGCAGAGGTGGAATCTCCGCTGATAAGATGTGGGCATTAGCTAACTGGGTTGCTCCTAAAACTGGTATTGATGCTAAATTGATCTTTGCTCAATGGTATCATGAATCAGGTGGGTTCTCTTCTCAATTAGCTAGAGAAAACTACAACTTCGGTGGTATGACTCAAAACGAACCTACTGGAGATCCTAAAGACAAACAGCCTGATGGTGGTAACTACTACATGCACTTCGGAAACGAAGAAGAATGGGCTGAATATTATGCATATTATTGCAATAAATGTAATGAACCATCTTTAAGCGGTTCTACAGATGTAACTGACTTTGCAACTCGTTTGAAAAAGAATGGTTACTTTGGTGCATCTATTGATGAATACGTTAATGGTATGAATGGCGCTATGTCCGCTATCCCATCCGGCCAACCAAATATGTCTCTAATCGATAATTCTAAATTCGGTAAGAGAGATCCAGGTAAACCAAGCAAAGCTACAGGTGGTTCTAGCGGAAGCTCTGGAGCTACTGGTTTCTTGAGTGGGTTTGCTAAAGTAGCCGAAATATTTAGCAATGCATTATCATTCGGAACTACATCTAGTAGTGGTGGATCTTCAGATGGATCTAATAATGCTGTAAATGGTGATGCTGCTGCAAATGCAAAACAAATCTTTGATTTCTTAAAATCTAAAGGTTTGAATGATATTCAAGCAGCTGCTATTTGTGGTAATATCGAAGCCGAATCTGAATACAATCCATCTGCTAAGAATGAAATAGGTGCTATTGGTATCTGCCAATGGTTAAATGATCGTGCTAGCAAACTACAAGAATTAGCAAGTTCTAAAGGTAAAAATTGGAACGATCTATCAGTACAGTTAGAATACTTATGGTCTGAAATTGGACCTGGTGGGTATTATAATCAATTTGTCCAAGCTATGGCAAATCAATCTATTGAAGATGCAGTAGTTACTTGGGAAAAAGGATTTGAAGTTTCTGGAGACACAGCAAGTTATCCTAGACGTATTGCTTCTGCAAAGGCTATTTTAGATGGCAAAGGAACTCTTCCAACTTCTGGTAAAGGTAAACATCTTAAAGCTAGATTTGGTATGGGTGCTGGTCCTCAACAATTGACTTTAAATGCTACTCAAACACTTACAGGAGTATCTCCTACTCCTAAAGCTAATCCTTTGACAGCTTCTTCTCCTGGACAAATGCTAGCCCAACCTACAGTTAAACCTGCATTTGCTCCTACTATTACTCAAGCACAAAAAGAAAATAGAGCTAAAACTGCTGCTCAAGCAGCTGCAGCTAATAAAGCTTCTTCTGGTGCTGATTATAGTAAAGGGTTCTTTGGAAGAATTACTGGCATGGCTGAAAGAATGGCTGCTCCATTGTCTAAGATGACTAAGATGCTTGGCTCAACAATCATGGGATCTGCATCTAAAATATTTGGTAATAATCTCAAATTCTTATTTGGTGATGAAAATCCATTTAGTAGTATCTTAGGTATGGATAGTGGTAATAAGAGTGGTTCCTCTTCTGGTGGAAGTCAATCTGGTGGTGCTGGATCTGTAGCAACTCCTCAATCTGGCTCTGCAGCAGCTGCACTTCAAGCTGGCATGGGCAATGCTCCTATTACATCTCCATTTGGACCTCGTGAAAGCCCTGGTGGCGTAGGTTCTACAAATCATAATGGTATTGACTTAGGTGTTGCAGAAGGAACTCCTGTTCCTACTCCTGTAGACGGTACTGTTGATGATGTAGGATCTCAAGGTGGTCCTGGTAGTGGATACGGTAACTTCGTAGTAATCAAAGATGGCAAAGGAATGTATCATTTATTTGCCCATCTATCTGAACAATGTGTTCAAAAAGGTGATACAGTTAAATCTGGTACAATTGTTGCTAAATCTGGTAACACTGGTGCAAGTACAGGTCCTCACTTACATTACACTGTAACAAGCGATCAATCTTGTGCTGGTATGAATGGTGCAGTTGACCCATGCCAATACTCTATCGAAGGCTTGGCTTCCGGTAATGCTGGTAAAGGCAAACATGGAGATGCATCCACTCCTGGATTTATGAGTATCTCTAGATACGGTAGAGGTAGTACTAGAATTAAAGTAGACTATACGGCTAACAGAGGTATCGATGAAGGCATGTATGGTTTACATGAACAAATTCCTAAAAATACAAGATCTAGATTTGGTAGAGGAAAAACTTCTACATTTGGTAGAGGTTTTGGCTCTATGATCAAAAATCTTGCATCTAATGCATGGGGTAGTATTAAATCTTATGGTAGAAGCTATTTAGATGGCTTAAAATCCTCTAACTTTAATTTACCTATTGCTAAGACTAGTCTTGAAGCTACTAATAATGGAATAGCACCAAATGGTATTCCATATTCTGATAATGATATTAATTACTTAGTAAATACTCATGGTATGAGTAAAGCTGATGCGATTAAAGTATTATCAAAAGATCCTAAATATACTACTGCCGCTAGTGGTGCAACTGGAACTCCTTCTGGAATTCAAGCTAACTCTGCTAATGTTGGTACTGGTGATTTAGGAGCTAAATTAGATAAGCTTATTCAAGAGCAATCTAAAACTAATGAATTACTCTCCGCAATCGTTCAATTAGCAAATACTTTTGCAAAAGAAGGTATTAAGGCTAACGTAAATGGAGCGGCTATGCCTCAATCTGGAGCTAATGTAGGAGCAATGGCAGCTTCTACAGTAGGTGCGGGTGCAGGTGTAGAGGGCAACTTCAATAGAGTCGGTACAACCGATATTAGTAACTATCAATCAATTATTGACAATATGAACAGTATTGCTTTAAGATAAACTATTCAGGGATAGCAGAAATGCTATCCCTGACATTTTTGTAATAAACCTAAGGTATTTAGGAGGATATAAAATGTTTGAATTATATAAAATCAATGCACCAGTGCTAGTCATGGATAAACCATCAGCATCTGGTAATGTTGTAAATAGTTTAGATAAAGGTAAAACTGTAGAAGTAGTATCTGAAGAAGATGGTTGGTTAAAAACTATATCTGGCAGATATATATTAAAAACCGATAGATTATCTAAAATGATAGATATAGATGAAGATCTTTTAAAAGAAAAGATGATCAGACTCAATCTTCAATCATTTGCTGGAGATGAAAAACAAAATAATGATGATATGGATCTCCAATTAGAAGGCACTACTGTTAAAATTAAAGATAGCGTAAAAAAAGATGTAAATGGATTAGATATTCCAGAATCTGCTAAAGCTGATGGAACTACCTTCAAAGTAGAATCTATTGATTCATCTGGTTATGCTAATATTAAAGACGTAGATGGTAATAGTTATAGAGTATCTTTAAATGAATTTTCTTATAAGAATAAAGATGGTAAGTTTAAAGATGTAGATTTACAAAAAGCTGCATCAGAAGCTCAATATAAAGATCTTATGAGTGAAATCAAATCTTTCAAAGAAGGATTCACTAAAGCATTTAATGCTATTGATGATTTCATTAGTAATATGAATAAAATGACAGTAAAGAACATAAGAACTGTATTTGGCATGCCATACCAATTTATGCCTATCTGTGATAATAGAATTGATAATACTAATAACGATGCATCATTTGGTAGAAAGTTTGCTCAGAAGATTGTAGGCCGTGCTCCTATCATGGTATTACAAGCAGGTGTTGCTAATTTCCTTCAAGGTTATGAGGGAGATAAGAAATCTAAGATTCAAAAAGAAATAGTATCTGCTATTAGTAATAATCATGGTGAAGTTAGCGAATCTGATGTAAATAAATTGGTAAACCAATCTGGTAGATATTATAACTTTAAAGCCACTCCAGAAGATTATTTCTTTGCAGTAAATCAAATGTGTAGATCTGTTGCAGCACTATTAAATATCAGTGATGTAGAAATAGAATATGGAGCCAATGGTGAAAAGAATAAACTTGGTAATTTTGATTGGGGTCTAGCATCTCAGCATCCATTTGCTGGATACCATAGAGGGTCAGTTTCTTTTTATATTAACTCAGAAACTCAAGTACAAGAGTCTTTCTCTAATAATACAACTCAATCTCAATTAGCTAATAAGATTAATCAAGTATCAGATATGGCTCGTGAGATTAACTTCCTTTTAGGTGGTGCATCTGGTGTAACAAATATGAATCTTAAACCAGAAGCAGATTTAGAAAAGGGTTCTAGCGATACTAGTAGCATGGGTGGTATTCTTGGTTCTATGTGGAAACACGTTAATACTATGATGGCTGGTGGTAAGATGTTCTTCCCAGAAATCTGGGCGGATTCTTCTTTCATGAGATCATATGATATTACAATCAAATTAGATTCTCCAGACTGTGACGTATTATCAATCTATTTGAATATTTATGTTCCACTTTGTCATATACTAGGATTTGTTATGCCAAGATCTGCTGGTGATAATACTTATGTATCTCCATTCTTAGTTCGTGCATTCTATAAATCCATGTTCCATGTTGATATGGGTATTATTACAAACTGCTCTATTCAACGTGGCGATTTACAAGGATGGACCCAAGACGGCCTACCTACACAAGTAACAATCCAATTATCTATTAAAGATTTATACGATATCATGTCTATGGCAACTGGTAAAGGCGATAATGATATGATTGGCAATCCAGCACAATTAGATTATCTTGCTAATATGTGTGGTGTAAATATTGCTGAACCTAATATGCTTAGATATGTAAAATTATATTGGTTAACACGCCTTGGTTCTAATACTGTAAAAGATAGATTAGTTCATACTTGGTCAAGAGCATTAGGCTCTATTTATGCTGCTTGGAATAATATGGGTGGCAACCAATCTGGTAATGGTTCTATTATGTAATATATCTTATATTTGTATACTATAATTATGAGGTTATCATATTTTGTAGTATTTAAATAAGGAGATAATATTATGAACTCATCTTTTATTATGGGATTCTTATTTGGAGCAGGAGCTCTTTATATGTATTCTGACACTGTTAGAAGAAACGTAGCTATAACTAATAGAGAATTAGAATTATTAATAGCTAACAAAAGAGAATTAGATAGAATGGTTGTAGAATCTTTAGCAAGAAGAGGTATACACCTAGATGAGTATGGAAACATAATACGATAAGAATATAGACATACTGCTTGATTGCAGTATGTCTTTCTTTTTTGTTTTTTATATATACTAATACTACTAAGTAATCTTGTCTTATTTCAGGGAGGTGAGATAAAATAAAGACTAGAAAGCAAAAAGCAAAACTATACGAAGAGAAATATTCTCATGTCCCAAGAGACTATCAAGAAAGACTTTCTTGGATGATAGACCAATATAAAATAAATAAATCCAAAATGGATGATATTATTAATACTAGAAATCAAATGCTTCAACAAATGCAGTATATGCCAGAATTATATGTAGTAATATATGAGAATCCAGAAGGCAGTCCTAGACCTAGAGCTAGATTTATTAAAAGCAAAGGAAATAATATCCTTTCTAATGCTAGATCTAATCCAGGATTTATTCAGGTATATTCTATTACTGGTGCAGCTGACAGACAATTTATGAAGCAATTTAAAACTACTCAGGACTTCGATTTTTTAGAGTCTTTAATCTATACACCTTGCCAAGTACATTATAATGCTTATTTCAAAACTCCTAACGTTTTTAATTCTAAGGAAAAAATGTTAGCAGAGATGGGAATGATACGTCCTCTATCAAAACCTGATTTTGATAATGTGGAAAAGAAATATTCTGATATGTATAATGGTAATATTTGGATAGATGATTCTATTGTAATAAGTTCTAGCTTCAACAAATACTATTCAGAACTTCCTAGAATCGAAATAACTCTAAGGTATATGAATATGCTATATAACAAATATCAATACAAATCTATTTCTAAAAGACTTGGGCAAAATGACATTAAATTCTTTGGCAAATAATACTTAATTTTATTTAATAAAGGATGGATGTTAAAGTAATGGGTAGATTAGTCAATATTGAAACAGCAGATATTTTTTCTAATAATCTTAATTTATGCACTTCTATAAAAATTAAACTTCTTCGTAGTAATGTTTTGAGATCTGATAATCTAATATTAGTATTAGATAATTCTGACTACTATAAGTCTGGATATTTTACCTATAAAATTATAGAAGAACCTTATACAAATAATCTTCATATTTATCTATATCCTAAAGAGGATAATGATATCAATGTATTCAATATTATTAATACTGGTATCAATAATATTATTGCTCGGTTTGGATATGCAGATCTAAACAATGAGGAACTCAGTTATTTATCTGCTTGTGGAAATTTAGGATTCTTATTTACATGCAATAAGATTGCTAGAGGAACATATTTAATCAATATATAAATATTTAGGGTAAGGGATTAAGTTCCCTTACCCAGTATATTGTGTAAAATAGCAATAGTAATATCAATTATAATTATATACTATAATAGTGAAATCCGGTAATGGATTTCCAGTCTTTTGACTGTTTAACTTTTAAGCTTTTTTATAAAAACAGAAAGGAGTCATTTATGGCAACGAAAAAAGCTTCAACAACAAAAGCGACTGATGAAACAAAAGCTGTTAAGAAAACAGTAACTCGTCGCAAACGCACAGTTAAAAAAGCTGTGGAAGAGCCAGTAGTAATGGAAAGTGTAGTAGAAGTTACTTCTGAAGTTCCTGCAGTTGAAGAAACGACACAGGATTCTTCTATGCAACAACAAGGTCCAGTTATTGCTAGACCTACTTATTATACTGGCAGCATTGATGATTTGAATGCAGCTATTCAACAAGCTGCACAGCAAAATCAATCTGGATTCGATAATGGATTACAAAACCCAGCATTGGGAATCCAGCAACAACCAGTACAGACTACAATTCAGTTTCCAGTAACCCCAGTAATGGAAACAAAAGTAGTGAACCCTGCAGCTATGGGTTCTGAACAAAAAGCTGCATTAGAACAACAAATTCAACAACAACCTAGTATTGAAAAGAAAGAGGTAAATACCATGACAAAACAAGAAAACCTAGACATGACTAATGAAAACAAAATGAACCAACAAGCTAAAAATGAAGAAGTAGTAGTTAATGCGTTATTAGCAGAAAAAATTGCAGATGCTGTAGCTAAAGATAATAAAAATGATCGATTAGTTGATGCATTTACAGAAGGTGTTATCACTGGTGCCGCTTGTGGTGTTGGTGTGGTAACAGGTGCATATTTGGCAGATAAAGCTATCTTAGCTTTCGAAGATTGGAAAAACAATAAAGATAAAGCTGAAGAAGCAGCAAGCTTAATCTCTAATCTTTTATAATTCCTAAATATTGATCCTAAGGAGTGTGGTATATTATGCTTAAAGAAATAACAGAAGCTCTGTTAAATAGTCCTATTTTTATAGATGAAAATCCAATGATCTCCTTAGAGCGTCATATGGAAATTCATAAAAAAAGAATAGAAAAAGAAAAAGAAAAGATTAAAATGGAAGAATTCCTTGATGATATCTTTTCAAAATAACACAAATACAAGAGCAGAGTCGTAATGACTCTGCTCTTATTTTTTTTTGTTTATTAAGATAAAGTATTACCTTCAGTACCACTATTAGTAGTTGTAGCAGTTGGGGCTTTTTGGCTAGGTGCTGCATTATTTGTATTTACAGTCATAGTACCACTAGCTTTTTCACTGCCAGGAGCTGTTGGATTGCTTGGAGCTACATTAGTAACAGAGTTTTCTTCCCGAATAGAGTTTTTCATATCAGTAAGAAGTTTAGATAATGTAGATTCATTTAAATCCATAATATTCAAAGTATTCAAGCATTCTAAGAAAGAATACATAACCTTTGTATCATTGATAGCTTTTTGGAAATCCAATCTACCAGTCATACCTACAGAGTAAGATTCTTTAATAGATTGATTTCTATGAATGGCTTCTAAAGTATTTTTACTTAAAATACTAAATACAGAAGTAGCTTCTTCACGGAAAGCACGTTGTTTACCACGAACCATAGCCATTGCTTGTTCTTGAACTTGATCACCATATTTAGGATCCAATTCAGTATTTGGGTCACCATTGAAATCTTGGAAGCTAGGGTCATTAGGATCAATAGTATCTTTTAAAGATGCTACTTTTTCTTTTGCCTTTTCATATACTTTCTTGATTTCTTCTTTTTGTTTTTTGTTTTGATCAATAAAATCATTAACTGCATCTTCTACACGAGAAGTAATCATTTTTGTAATATCTTTTGGAATGATACTTTTTGTATCAAATACAAATTTCTTAATAGTATCATCTTCAATATCAAATAGTTCAGCTTCAGGAATCCCGTCTTGAGCGATTTCTTTAGCTTCATTCATCATAGCAGTATGATAACCTTTGATAGCCTCATACCACTCATTTAAGTAGCAGCTTTTATCTTTTAAAGATTGAACTAAATTGAAAGCACCATGTTCTTTGATAAAGTTTCTTACCAAAGTTTTACCAAGTTTTCTTTCATGAGAATTGCAGAATTGTTCTTTAAGAACAGGTTTCAACATGCCTTGGTATAAGCAGCATTCTAATAATCTACTATTTACAGATTCAGAGAATTGGTCTACAAGATCTTTATCTAGTTTAGTTTTGTCTTGTGCTTTTGTATATTTTTTATAAAAATCAAAGTCATCAGTTAGATCTTTATCAATGTCTGGATAAAGATTAATAGATTCCTCTTTAAGAGCTTGTTGTTCTAAGTTGCGTTTAATCAACTCAGCTGTGCTCATAGGAGCTCTTTTGAACATAGTTTCTATTTCCTCCTGTTAGCAGTCTTCATTAATATAAAAATTAGATAAGAATTCGTCTAATGTATCAGCAGCTTTAATAACTTCATCAGAGTCCAAATAATATAAATGAATTGCACCTTTGGAATCTGCACAAATTAATGCATCATTAACTGTGCAAGCAATAGGATATAATTCAGCTACTTCAAATGGAGAAATTCCAGATTCACTATTTTCACCATTACAATAGAATTGATATAAATGATATGCACTTTCCTTAGCTGTTAAATACATAGGATTTTCAAAATTTAAGAAATATTTGAATTGAATGCATTTATGATCTTTTACATCAAATTTATTTTTACTATATGGAGCATAGTTATAGTGAGCTATGATATAAGATACAATATCTTTAGGAATTTTAAAACCATAATCTTCCAAAGATGCTAAGATATCTTTTTTCATTTCTGGAGTTACTTCAGGCCCTTGAAGCATCCAATCAATATTAAACTCATCTTTTTCTAATAAAGATTTGTCAGGTTGTTTACCAAGTACTAGCATATCTAATTACCCCCTTATTAGAATAAAGGACCATCAGATACTTCAGAAGGATTAGTTTCTACATCATCAATACGATATTTCTTATTATCCTTTTTGATTTCTTTATCAGCTTTATTTTCAGCAGTTTTTGCTTCTACAGCTAATTTATCTGCAATTTGACGGAAAGTTCTAGCAACTTGAAGTTGTTTACGGATTACAGATTTTTTATCAGCATCAGTAGTGATATTAGGATTGTCTTTCAATTCGTTAGCATTCATTTCCAACAAGTCTGCTTGAATGTCGAAATATACAGATACACGTTGACGAGCAGCAAAGAAATAATATACTAAGTCTTTAATCAAAGGAATCAATGCAATAATTGTAGGAACTGCAATCAATAAACCTTTAACCAATACAATACCACCAACGCCAAATAGGTTTTGAGTTCTATTTTTGATTAATGGACGGATAGCATTTTCTACGTCATTTGTTCTACAAGCTTCGTTGAATTTAACTAGGTTTTCATAAAGCAAATGTTCTTTTACTTTAGCTACACCAGTTTTGTCCATTACAATAGTAAGACCATCATTCTTAGGATCTTTAACGTATTCAATACAGCAAGCGATCATATAGGATAAAGAACCGATCACTGCTAGTGTAACGGATTCATATAACATGATACCGAAATCAACTTTAGCCATATAAGATTGAACAAATACATCAGAATTATCATCTAAGTTATCAATTGCATTTTCAATAACTTTTACAGGAGTGGTATCTTCTTTATATTGTTCGAAGATATCAGTAAGTGTTCTAGCACACTCTTTTAATTGAGCGTATTTAGGAAGACGAGTAATATCACCACGAGATTTAGGAATATCGCCTTTTTCAACGTCGTCAATTTTGGCTACAATCATTTGATATAATTTATTTGTAAGAGAAAGCAATACTGTATTTTGTTCTGCTTCATCTAGATTATATAAACGAGTAGTAGTTTTGTAATCAGCAATATCCATATATTCGCTGACGATTTGTTTGAATTCTTTTGTCATAACTTCTTCTCCAACTGCACGTTTATTAGGATTATTATTGTTCATAGGGTTAGCAACATTATTGCTTGGATTAGTAGTTGGAGCACTAGGCTTAACCATATTAACAGTAGAAGCAACTTTACCCATAGGATTTGCTGGTTTAGGATTAGCATTGCCTTCACCATCATCAAAGTTGATATTTAGATCAGCTTGTTTTGGACCAATATTATTTACAGTTCCGTTAGATCTTGGAGGATTCATACTAGTTGGATTATCATTAACAGTACTAGTCATATCCTCTTCATTCAAGGATCCAACCCCGACTCTATATGTAATCATCTATTATCTTCCTTTCACCAACGTATTAATCATTTTCTTATATTCACCAGCACCTTGTTCTCTTTCAAGACTCATAAAGGAGATAGTTTCAAAGTTCTTAGTACCATCATCATATAAGAAATCAACTTTTTCGTTAACTTCATCAATAACTGCTACGCCAATGAAATTATAACCTTTCATAACAGAAAGCATAGTGGATGCTTTGGAAAGGTCTAAACGATAGCTTTGTTTAATGATATCAACTTCTGCTTTAGATAATACTAGCATAGTGATAGCAGCACAAGCAGCATTATCGGCTCTTGCAGTAGCATTCATCTTAGCACGGTTGGCACGGATTTCAAGCATTTTCCAAATACGGGAATTAGAACCTTTGCTTGTTTTTGCTACAGCATCAATCTTAGCACGATCAATAGCAAATAAGAAATCACGGAAGAATTGAATTTCTCCAGTAGTAGCACGAATGAAGTTTAATAAACCGCGACGATCTGTATTTTTTAATACCATGCGATTCATCATTTCGGAAGATGGAACGTAATGAATAACACATTTAACACCAATAACTGCTGTATTGACAATTTCATTATCACGACCATCAGCTTGTGTTACAAAGTTAATGATCATTAAGCTTGGAGTAGCTTCATTAGCTTTTTTGATATCAGTTGTAACGATTTGTTTAGAGATGATATCGGCTTTATCTTTAAGAGTAGCATTTTTATCTTTTAATGTAGCCGCACGATCTCTAGCCGTGATAGGAGTTCTTCTAGTGGTAGTATTTGTTCTTTGTTTATAAACATTACCATTATTATCGTCTCTGCCTTCCCATTCAGTAGAATCAGATCTATCTTCTACTGTGTAATAGTCATCATTAGCTTCAGATACTTGTGTAGCTTTATAATCACCAAATACTGTTTTAACTTTGTAATTATTCAAAGAAACAGGATTTAAATTTTCCGCTAATACTTTAGTATAGTTTTCATTAAAAGCTAAGTCTTCCAATACAGCTTTAGTAGCTTCTGTAATACGAGCATTAGTTAAAGCAGTTGTTTGAACTTCTTCATCTAACTTATTAGCAAAATCGATTACATCATCTACGGTCATATCACTTAAATCTAAAGAAGAAGTGATATTATTATGGAATTTCTTCAAATAAGATTGAGCACTTTTAGCATCTGTGATTTGACTAGCAGCAAATAACATTTGGAACATTGTTACATATTTACGTTCCGCTGCTTTAGCAATCATTTGAGCTTGTTCTACAGATACAGATTCGCTCACTAATACAGGGAATACAGCTGTTAACCCTTTTGCTTCTTTAGCAATATTAGAGTTCATTTTAAAACCTGTACTAGAAGTACCACTAATAGTACCTGTGATTCCACGTTTCAATTCATCAAAGTCTAAATCCATCAAGGACAAAACCTTTTTTAAAGGTCCCATATCCGCTTCGGATAATAGAGTCTTATATTCATGCATGAAATATTTCCTCCTGAAATTATAAAAGTAATTATATCGATATAATTATCACTGAAGATAATTACGATAATGTCATAGGATTAGCTCATTACAGGCCTGATTAATTAGTACCCTCTCCGACATATGTATAATAAATTTTGTATTTTTTTGTTAGGTGGTGAGACAGTGGCCGATCCTAAAGATTTTATCGAAATAACACGAGACACAGATTACCGTGATGCATTAGGTCCTATAGAAGGAAATGATGATGAAGCGGTTATGCACATGTGGGGACGTGCTAATGACGATAATGAGGATATAGTAAAATTAAAATCAGAGGTACTATCTCATGAATCCGACATGAGAAAGACTATGAGAGCAAATGGTATCTACGAACCAGATGATCTTAAGTACTGGTCTACATTCTATAGACTTCCAAGATTAGACCCTTTTAATCATGTTCAGGGTGCTAGAGAATATGTATTCTTTACAAAACCAGATCTTCCCATCTTAAGATATAATGATGGAAGTCCAGATGATAAATCTAAATCTGGATGGCTATCTGCTGAAGCTAGTCAGATCCCATATTTTAATTGGTTATATAGTCATGGATATCTATATACTGTTTTAGAAAATCTTTGCTATGGGGCATCTGATGGTAGTTCTGGTAGATCTTGTCCATTTGTTAGAATTTTAAGTAATAGAAAAACGTCTAATATTGATATTCCAGATATTGCAGTAGATGAATTAGAAACTGCCCAAAATATGTTTGGGTCTAGAATCTTATATCCTAAATCTTCTATAAGCTCTGATGAAAACATAGATTTTAGTGTAGAGTTTGAAGATACAAGATATTTAGAAATCTATAACTACTTTAAAACTTATGATATTGCACGACAACTATCTTGGTTAGGATTACTTCCTCCTAAGAAATCTTATATTATAAATAAAATACTTTATTCTCATATGAGTATATTTAGATTCTTAGTAGATGATGATGGTGAAACTATTCTCCACTTCTCTAAATTTACAGGAGTATTTCCAAAATCAATCTCTAGATCTTCATTTAGTGAAATCCCTCAATCTGGTCCTTTAAAAGTGACTATTGGATTTAAACTAAGCGGATTCTTTGAAGATATGGAACCTAATATCTTATCAGACTTCAATTCATTAATATCTCTATGGAAAAAAGGTAGCATGACGGCAGCCCCTCCAGAGAATGAAGTTGATATTTGGGACGAAAGTATCAGTGCAGTATCTGGTGAGAATGTAGATTATCCATACATAGTATTCCCTAAAGAAGCTGATTGGAGAGGTTATAAATTACCATTACTTAAATGGGGTAAAGATGAACCAGAATCTCAACCTCAAATACTTGGTATGGAAAAAGGGCCTTACAACCAAAGCTTCAAAAATAATAATAAAACTTTATATTTAAAGAAAAAATGGTTTAGACGTGGAACTGAAGAATAGGAGAAGACATGGCATATTATACTACTAATATACTTAGTACAGATATCTATAAAGTAACAGACTTTATAGAAGGTCTTAAGTCTAAGTATATCGATATACCAGAAGATACTCTGGTATTAGGTGTTTATGGTTATCTATCTTCAATCTTTGGAAACTTAGCTGAGAATACAGCTATTATGGCTTCAGAATATTCTATGGAAGCTATTCCTACAAAGGCTAAATATGAAAGAAATGTAATCTCTCATGCATTGGCTTTAGGAATTAATAGTATTACTGCAAAGCCTGCTCAGATTGAAGTAACCATCAACTTACCAGAATCTCAAATGGTTGCCAATATGAAGAATAATAAATTTGTCATTGACAAAGAGTATATCTTCTATATTGGTGAAACTACAAAATATCCATATGTATTAGATTATGATATCGTAGTAACACGTCACCATCTTCCTACTGGTGAGGTATTATATACTGCTGCATATGAATTGACAGATACGAATAAATTATCTACAGTTACTAATCCTTATTTACCATATTTGGGTGTAGTGAATATTTCTGGTGATAGAATGATCTCTATTAAGACTACTATCAGACAGGTTACTCATACCCAAATCTATAAAAAGATTATTGTAAATAACCCATTAGAAACTAAGATCTTAAACTTCACTTTCGAAGATCAATTAGCATATTTCTATGTAATGGTTTCTGAAGAACAAGAAGATGGTACTTATAAAGAAGCTGTATATTATGAACCGATCTATGATGGTTTATATGATTATACTACAGACTCTAATAAGAATTTCATCAACTACATGTATCTAGATGAAAAGACAATCCGTTTAAGATTCAATAGAGAAAACCAACCAAGAAGAAATGCTGAGATTACAGTTCATGTATTTACAACTCTTGGTAGTAAATGTAATTTCAAATTGAATCAATATCAAGAATTGATGTCTTATAAATCTGATAAATATCCGTATATGGGTATGTATCTAGTTCTTATGAGCGCATCAGATTCTCAATATGGTGATGATAAACTTACTATTGATGAGTTAAAACAAGCAATTCCTGCTGAAGCATTATCTAGAGGATCTATCTCTACTTATACAGACCTAGATAACTTCTTTAACTCTCTTCAAAGAGATGATTGTCGTTTATATTTATTAAGAAAAGTTCATAATCAAATTGAGAGATTGTATTATGTATATCTTATGATGAAAGATGGGGATAATATTATTCCGACTAATACAATCACTGCAGATATTGATTCTGACGTATTCTCCAATAATAACAAGAGTAATATGATTATCAAACCAGGTGCTAAATTCTATGCAGATCCAGTAACTGGAACAATTAGAAATGTAACTGCTGATGATGAAGCTACTATTAATAGTATGGATGATAATGGTTTCTTATATATGAATCCATATCTAATGTGTATTAATAAGAGCCCATTCTATGTATCGTATTATTTAACTCTTGTTAATTACTATAGATCATTATATTTTGAATATGTAAATAACTCATCTCTTATTCAATTCGTAGCTACTACAGTTCATGCTCATAGAGAATTCTATGATGATTATGATACATTCAAAATTGATATGACTTGTTATCAATCCATCGGTACTGACTTCCAATTGGTTAAATACGAAGAAGATGGCGTTACCATCTCTGAATTGAATTTCAAAGTATATGCTGTTCTTTATAGAACTGATAATGATGGAAATGAATACCCATTCAAATATCTAGAATCTAATCTTATGAGCTATAACCAAAACGGTTATAAATATGATTTACAGTTTAAATTTAAACTTAATGATATTATCTCATCTAAAGATACCTACATCTATTCTCCAAGTGGTATGCATAATATCAAAAATGGTAAAGATTTAGGTACTTATTTACCAACAAATGTAAAAGTTAAATTCTTCTTTGTTGCTAAAGAGGATAAAGAATATGGTAAAGATTATGAGATTAACAAAAAGAAAGGAAATCTAGATAATATAATTCCAGGTTTAGATGGATGGAGTTTATTAAATGTATATTCTGCTGGTGATGCTGGTTTGGATATCTTCTATGATTACAGCGACTTCAATAACTCTTATATTGCTTTAAACAAAGATGAAGAAGCTGGCACTTATGGATATAGAATTCATAAAATGCCTGTAGTAAGATATACTTATCTTAATTCTAATGAAAGAATTAATAAACTTGTAGAGATGATTGATGAACGTAGATTATATATCCAACAAGCTACATTCTTACTAGAAGATTCATTTGGTATTGATTATAAATTCTTCAACACTTATGGACCTTCTAAAATGTATAATATCGATAGAGAGTCTAATATTGATAAGATCAATCTTTCTCTCAAATTTGAAATCAAATTCCAATCTAAAGAGGAAGCTTCTTCTGTATTGGATGATATTACAAATTCGATTAAAGAATACATTGAAGATATGAATAACCTTACAGATCTTCATATGCCTAACCTTATCACTTATATTACAAATATCTATCGTGAGCAAATTGTATATATTAAATTCATTGGTTTGAATAACTATGAATCACTACATCAATCCATCTATAAAAATCCTCAATTAGAAGATAATTACTTTAAAGAAACTCAAACAGTACCAGAGTTTATTAATGTAAATACTCTAAGAGACGATAAACCTGATATTACATATAAGATCGTTGAGTAGATATTATGGAAAATAATATTAATAAAAAAGAGAGATTAGAAAGAAGGAGTTCTATCTCTCTTTCCTTCAAATTAGATTTGCAATTATTTGCAGAGACTCCTTCTGGTGACCCAAACCTTCCAGATTATAAATCTGAAGATCCGTTTATGAATAATGATGATACTCCTTTATCTAATGATAGTAATAGAAGGAGCAACCCATATAATATCGAGCATATAGATAAAAGATATAAAGCTTGGGCTACTTATATGATCAATATTAAATATGAGAGTTTAGATGATTGGTTTGCAGTTCATGGTATCCATTATAGCGGCAATGTTAGTGTTTGGCCAAATGGTATTGAATTTGTAGCTTCTTCAGAAACTGGAAATATACCATCAGATGATGATAAGGAGAGAATCAAACATTATTTCGATTCTCTAGTTTATGCATCGTCAGCAAATAGATTTATAGCAAGTCCTAAGCTATCAGTAAATAAAAATACATTTTTCAATGATAAATCGTTGTCAAAGATAATTCCAAATATTAACTTTTCTAAATGCACCTCTGCTGTTGAGATGTTTAGATATGATAGAGGTCTAAGCTATCCTATTTTTAGAAATAATACTTTTTCACCATCTACACCGATTGATATGACTAGAGCATTCGCAGATTGTTTTGGAATTGAAACTTTCGAATTCGATACTGGTGGAACATTAACCTTTTCTGAGCATGGATTTGATGAGATATTTTTAAATTGTTCCCAGCTTGTATTAGTTGGATTATCAAAGGTAAATATGTCTAGAGTAGAAAGACTCTCAGATAGTTTTAAAGGTTGTACAAATTTAGAAAATATTGCTGGTACTTTGGATTTATCCAGTTTACGATATGATGAAGATACTTTTAATAACCATAAAGCCTTCAAAGATTGTACCAAAATAAAAAATCCTATCAATGTTTACATAAAAGATCAAACTGTAGAGGATTCTTTCCCTATGGAGTTAAAGACTGCAAATGCTGGATTTAAAAGAACTCTTGCAAAATATCTAGGATTAGAAGAGAATAAATTAAATCTTACAACTGGATATGATATATTATAATATATTGATATAACTTGACATCTTAATGAGGCTTTATCGAGCCTTTAAGATTCGAAGTGATAACACTTATATAATATTTTGAAAAGAAAGGAGGAGTGCATTCATGGCAGCTCCAAGTATTACTATTATGGATGAATCAGATAAATCTGTTACTAACTGGGACGCTGGTGTCGTTCAAGCAAGTAATGAATCTGCTGTTTTCTCTATATATGTATGGAACAATCGCAATGGCTCTACTGCTATTTCTGACTTAAAAGATGTAACTATTACAGCCCTCGATATTGACGGTTCTTCCAACGGTGAATTAGTTGCTGGCAAATGGGTTCGTGTAAACGTACCTAAAGTTGACGGTAACGTTTCTACATGGACACCTGTAGGTGGTTCTGATGGTAAACATCTCCAAGCAGAAGCAGTTACTGCAGCTAGTGATTTCACAATCAAAGGAACAGTTAACGATGGTAATAAAAATACTACATCGTCTAAACAAAACTACTGTAAAGTGAATTTGAAAGTTGTTGTACCTGTAAATGCTACACCTGGTACTAAAACTTACAAAATTCGTGTTAATGGTTATTATGTATAATAGGAGGTAAATTACATGGCTGCAAATTTGGGTCCAGTAATTACATTATATAATGAAGCCAATACAAGCCCAGTAGACACTTGGTCTGTTGGTACTGTAAAAGCTCAAGAACCTTCTACTCCATTAGTGGTTAATATCTGGAACAACCGTGGTAATGATACTGAAGATCATTCTGACCTTCGTGAATGTACTCTTACTGTTTTAGATGCTAATGGTAATACAGCAAATGAAGACGTAGCTCGTGATAAATGGATTGAAACTAAACTTGCTTCCGATTCCGATTGGTTAAAAATCGGTGGTTCTGGTTCTAGCTTCGTATCCAAAAAAGTTACAGCTAATACTGCATCTGCTGGTGAAGGCGTTTTAAAAGGTACTATGAATAATGGTCGTGTGGAAACAAGTGGTACAAACGTTGCTACTGTATCTTTCCGCGTTAATGCACCTATCAATAGTACTCCTGGTAACAAAACCTTTAAAATTCGTTTAACTGGTTATTACACCTAATAGGAATCAACCCCATCCCATTAAATTGGGATGGGGAATTCCTGTGTTTAAATAAAAAAAAATGAGAGTGATCAGGTTCTCATTTTTTTTCTACTAGTAGATATTAGTGTTGGTTTCAATACCGTAAACGGTCAGTTCTAAATTATTATTATATTACCATAGCACAATATCTACGTCGCTCTCTGGATCGAATCCAGCTTTTTCAATACCGTAAACGGTAAGTATCATATACAGCACCTCCTTTATATTTATAGGTGTTTTCATTATTATAGTATATAACTGAAACTAGATAGTTTTACAATTAATGATTTCCTATACTAATTATTAATAGTAATAAATTAATAAAGGAGACAACAATGTTCGAACGAGTAAGCAACAAAGAATGGACAAGAGCTTTAGAAGATTTAAAAACTAATAATCCAGGATTATGGAATTATGTATATTCTAAAGATATTAAGAATGAAGATTATGATATCAATACTATAGAACTTCCTAGAAGATCTACACCTTTCTCTGCAGGATATGATTTCTATTCTCCATTTGAAATCAATGCAATTCCTGGTTTAAGATATCTAGTACCTACAGGTATTAAATGTAACTTATCAAATATTAAAGGATCTAATAGTGTTGTATTAGAAAATCTTGTATTAAAGATTTATCCTAGATCTTCCTATGGTATGAAATATGGATTTAGATTCATAAATACAATTGGTGTCATCGATAAAGATTTTTTTGGCAATGAAACTAATGAAGGTCATATCTACGTTGATTTCTCTGTAGAAAATCCTATCCATATTAATAAAGGCGATAAGTTCTGCCAAGGTATTATAGAGAACTTCTATGTATTTAAAGATGAAATCGAACCTTTAAACAAAAAAAGAACTGGTGGTATGGGTTCTACTGGTAAATAGATATAGGTTACATTAAGTAATTACTTTCACTTATAAATAAAGAGGTGTTTTTACAATGGATGAAAAACAAACATTACTTAAACAATTAAAGGATATTTACTCTGCTCCTACGACAAATCCTGCTAACTTCCAACAAATCCAAGCTTTCTATCAAGAAGTAAAAAAAGCAGAAGAAGTTACAAATGAAATGCGTTTAAAAGTGCATAATATGGCACATGGTCTATTCTTAGACTAACTATCTTATAATAGAAATAATCCCTTTCTTTCAAAACTTTTCTATTACATTAAATGCCCCGTATACTCATTACGAGTATACGGGTTCATTGTGCTTATTATAGAAGAGTAATTTTCTTTTCAAATACTTTATTGCATTCTAGTGTAACAGATTCTTGTTCTTCATAATCTCCATATTGCATACAGAGCTTACCTTCAAAATCTGTATTTTTCATAGTGATGAGTACTTTTAATTCCATAGCCTGACCTACAGGAACATCCAGAATCAATTCAAAAGAGTATTGAGGAGTTTCACAATTATAGCCAATGAAATGATTAGTTACAGTACCAGGAATTGTTTGAGGTACTCCAGGAATTGGATTATAATCGAATGCTGCTTTCTTATATTGGATTACGTTATGATAATCAGCTTCTTTACATTCTGTCAAACGTAAATATACTTCAGAGTCTTCATCAGATTCTACAAATACTTTGATATCTTTATCTCCTACATGGATGACGCCATCTTTTGTATTAAAGTAAATTTTAGATCCATTACCAAGCAAACCAAATTCTTTAATCTCATCTTTACGGCTATCTACTTCTTTATTATAGTCATGATTTTCACCATCATTAGTAAATTCATATGCAGTAGAACCATCTTCACGATTTACGAACCAAATAAACATTTGTTTAGATACTGGTGAGATATCATGAGAGATAAAATCATTAACAGGTGTTTCCATTTTATTTCCTCCTAAAATAGATAAGAATTTATAAAAAACAAAGACGGTGAATGGAATAACCCATTCACCAAATCTTTGTCTGTGAGAGAAGTTTTACTATGTATCGAAAAATATAAGGCGACAGAGGAATTGTGTTGTGATTGAGTGATTTATTTTGAGGTATGTATCAGATCGTTTCATCTGATTGAGTTTGACATGAATTTATTTGTTTGAACCTTTTGATAGCAGCTTTTGGATATAATGGTTGTTATGCGGATTGTGGCATATATCAAAAGGGCACATGCGTCGTATTAGAGTGCTAATATTCATTTCCAGGGGGTAACTGGGTTGGGAGAATATTCCGTTCTTTTTCAAGTGGTAAGATTCATGTATATTGCGTGTTTTGTGTAGAGTTCTATCGCCTTACATTTTTCTACTATTTTGTCATATTCGTATTAATTATTAAATCTATTCTTATAAGAATCTTCTTCTCTTATAAACTCTACAACAACTTTTCTTTGATGCGGTTCTGGAGTATGAGTAAATCCTCTTATATCACTTTTGAATTCTCTAATGGTTTCTCTAATAGGAAGATTTATATCATCTGGGATTCTATTTAGGATATCATTTACTACTCTATCTTTAAAACTCTTAACTCTTTCTTCAACGTCTGGAAGGATTTCTTTCTTTGCTATATTATACATAGCAATTCCAAATTCTTTGATCTCGTTTTGCATTTCGTTTTTCTCCTTTAAAAACATCTTGTAGATATATCTCTACCATAATTATAGTATATGCTTGTAAACCGGCTTAAACCCTAGTAACATAAAGTAATGGCTTATTCTATTTATACTCTAAGACGGCCAGAGTGTAGGTAGGTAACCCATTGAAAAATTAAATACGCGATGACGATGTTGCTATTGTTAAAGTTGTTTAAATTTTAAATTGCCTCTTTGTTTTACACATACTTTGTTTTCTTTTTTCGTTGCTAAGATTGTTTCATTTTAGAATGTGTCCTTTACTTTTCTCAGGACACGTCCTCCTAAGCGAATATAAATATATTTATTTACATAACACACACGTTCGAAAAATTACCCCTAGAGCGCTAAGGCTCTAGGGGTCTCCTCTTGTGTTATTTTTTAGATTTAGCTAATTTATATTCATAAGAAATAATAGCAACAAATAATCTGAAGTAAATATCAATTACTTCGTCAAATCTTACATCATCAAAAGATCCAGTATATGAAGTATTACCAATCAATATTTCTAATTCATCTACTTCATTACCACTGAATGTAATATTCTTAAATTGGATGATAACTTCTAAATCCTTTCCTAAGAATTCTCTATTCATAATCTTTTCAAATGCTGATTCTATTTCTTTAGAAGGATAACTACCACCAGCAGCACCTGGATGACCACCACCAGTAAAGTATTTATTTGCAATCTTACCTAATGGAATAAGTTCTTTTATTTCTTCATTATCTGTGTATAATGAGAAGGAGAATCTATTTCTATTATCTACAAATCTACCAATAATTTTGATATCTTCTCTGTTATCTTCAAATCTTTGGGAGAAACCAAATCCATTAATACAATGGAATACTAAATGATCTTCTTCATTGAATACATGATATTCATAAACAGGATCTGCTTCTCTAAGAGCTTGCATTTCTTCTTGGAAGATTGTATATAACTTATGACCATGATAAAGAATATCTCTAATATCTGGAGTTAGATATTGTTCTTTACCATCTTCTTCATAGAAGTAATTACCTCTCCATAAATTTTGCCATGTATTACAATATGGAGCAAGAGTACCAATCTTATTATACCATTGATTTAACCATGCTGCTGGTTTATAACTAATAGGAAATTCTACATCTTGTTTTAAATCAAATAAAGAAATCAATCCAACTAATGGAGCTTTAGATTTATATACTTTGATAATTTCCTCACCAGCACTATTATCTCTAAATGGATCTAAATTTAAACCTTCAATGATTTTATCAGATAGAGATGCTGAGTTAATAGCTTCGATGCAATTATATAGCCAAGCATAAGTTAACCAACAACCACATTGTCTAGTATCTAAAATATAAGTAAAATTATTATGCTCATTACAAAGAGCTATAGGGTTTTGATATAAAGAGGTAATATGATGATCGATCCAAATTACTTTGTCGTAATATTTTAGGATCTCTTCTAGTTGATCATTCTTAAGAGATAAATCTACAATAAAAGCAATATTTGTTCTTGACTCTATAGCAGGATTATTAAGCATTTCTTCTATTTCATTAGAAATAGCATTCCCAGAATAATTATATCCTACAAACTTCATACTTCTTTGAGTTTGGAATTGTAACAATTGGCAAATTAAAGATGCTGCAGATTCCCCATCTAAATCTGTATGATGGAATACTGTGACTGTATTAGCAGATTTTCTATTATCTGCAAAACATACATGTTCTAGACTCTTTAAAGTATCCATATCTAATACTTCAGTTAAGTCATTATTAAAATGGAATAAAGCTAAAGGTTCTCCATTTTCATCTTTAATTCTATATTCATTATACCCATTATATGTAGTAAGATTTTCTTTTTTAGAATATGATATTCTTACACCATCTGCATATGATCTAATGTAATCAAAGTTACCTGTGGTATTCTTAAAATCTTCTTCTATATATTTATCAATATCTTTATATTGAAAAGTTGTAAACACTACACTTCCTCCTTAAGCAGTAAAAAAATAGAGTGCCCGTAATGAGCACTCTATTATCTTTATCTTGATAAGACCCAATTAGAATTCGTATTGGGAGATATCGACATCTTTGATTAATGTGAATTTATCATCATTAACCTTTCTCATTTCTTCGATTTCTCTAGTAATATCTTCAGTTGTATATCTCAATAATTTTCTATTATGAGGATTCAATGTGGATACGCCGATTTCAATATCATTCAAGGAACCCAAACCTTTTGCACGTTCAATATTCTTAGGCTCAGATTTTCTGAAAGTACTGATCAATTGATATAAACCAATTTTATGACCATTTAAAAGATATCTCTTTTCAGATTTATCTAAATAACCTAATAAGATAGAGCATGCATTGATCAATTGTTCATTAAAGATGATTGTGTGTTCTCTATCACCATTAATACCATTTACCAAGCCATTAAGTAATACAGCATCTCCTTTTCTTTCAATTTTGAGATACTTATATTTCTTACTAATCAATTTCTTGAAATCATTGAATTTATTGAATGCTTCGTTTCTTAATAGTAATAAATCTTCTAATAAGATAGGATCAATCATATAGTTATTGGCAATGCGTTCCATATAGAAATCATAGTTGTTATTATTGATAATAAGTGAAGAGATTTCAGACTTAGTGAATTCTTTCTTCGTCTTTTGATGGACAACTTTATTTGCTTTTACGAACTCATCCCTCACATATTGAGTGAAGTCATCTTTATCAATGAAATACTTCCATTTCTTAGTACCCTTATCTACATGATACAATGGAGATAATACTGCATATACTCTTCCTTCTTCGATCAAAGGACGGCAGTAAGTTAATAAGAATTTCAAGATCAATGTTCTAATATGGAAACCATCATAATCGGCATCGGCTAGAATAATGATCTTATCATATTTACAATTGGAGATATCAAAGTTCTTACCATATCCACAACCAATGATTGCTAAGATAGCTTGAACTTCTTCATTCTTCAAGAACTCTTCTCTAGATTTAGAGAATGCATTTGGCATCTTACCACGAATTGGGAAGATAGCTTGATACTCATTACGAGAAGTTTGACATGGAGAAGCGGCTGATAAACCTTCTACAATGAATAACTCTAAATGATCTTTCTTTTCTGCTTTGATAAATCCTTTAGGAGTACCAGAGATTGTATTAGTCTTATACTTCTTGGAGATATTAATCTTTTCTTTATCTGCTTTGGTACGAGCTGTTGCTACATCTTTTAAGAAGTTACAAAGCTTTTGTAGATCATCTGGATTCTTCTTAGACCAATCTTTTAATGCATCAATAGTTACCTCTCTAACAAATGGTGTTAACTCTTGAGTCTTACAAACATTCTTTGCTTGACCATCAAACATAACGTCCATATGAGCAGCTGCTACAATACCTACCAAGCCAGTTAATACGTCAGAGTTAGTTACTTCTAATTTCTTCTTATTATTTGCTAAGAAGATCTTATTCATATAGCCTTTAAAGAAATCACATACGCCTTTAAAATATCCAATAGATGGAGTAGATAATTGAGTATTTACTGGAGAAGTGTTTGCAAATGTCATTACATCTGGACCAGCATTCACATTAGCTACATAAGTCATAGCAACTTCTACTTTCATCTCACCAGTATCGTGAGTATATATGATTGGTTTAATCATAGGCTTATCAGTTTTATTGATAAGATATGTAAGAACACCATCTTTATTTACTAAGTGATCAGTAAAAGTAGTACCATCTAAAAGATGTGCAGTATAGAATACTTCAGCACCAGGTTTTAATAGTGGCACAATATTAGATACTAAACGATAAATGTCTTTATGTCGTAATGTGATCTCACCCATGATAGAAAAGTCTGGTTCAAAATCTACTACAGTACCTTGAGCACCAGCTGGATATTTGATTTCTTTAGGCATAAAGATTTCTTTACCATCAGGGCCTTTCTTACCAGTACCATATTTCTTTAAAGGTTCACCTTCAGAGAATTCTATTTGATAAGCTTTGCCTAATCGATAAGTAGTAACTGTGAATCTAGAAGATACTGCATTCGTACATTTAGATCCTACACCATGAAGACCAGATGGATATTCACCTTTATGCTTTTCATAGTTTGTAGAAGTATGTTCTCTACTAAATACACGAACAATATCTTCTGCTGGGATACCACGGCCATTATCGATTACTACAGTTCTAAAAGAACCTTCCCAGAACTCAATCCATACTTTATCACATGGAGATACTAGTCTATTCAATTCATCTGTAGCATTTTGAAATACTTCTCGAATAGCATTCAATTGACCTTCATTACCAGTTGAGGATAAATATTGACCTGGGTTCTTTCGAACGGATTTAGCAAAGGATTCAAGACTCTTGATCTTTTTAGAGTAGTCCTTGATATTAGCTGTCATCTCTTTGGAGAGATTAGAATTATTTGGAATCTTCATTCCATTCTCCTTTCAATTTTAATCAAAGAATACTATTTTGTTATTATAGCTTCCATTATTATAGTATACAACTACTATATCATTTAGCTCTATTACCAATAATTTCTTTAACTTGCAAACCTTTGTTGATATCGCACATAACTCTTACATATGTAGGTAGTTGGAATTCTTTCTTTCTTACACCGCCATCATAATATTTGATAGTATATCTGTTGATAATATAATCGTATAATTCTTTTAGATCATTATATCTAATTCCATATTTTTCAGATACTAGTGAAATCATAAGATCTACATCATGATCAGTATATTCAGCCAATGAAATAAAATAGTGAGGATCATTAAAATGGGATTTACAGTCTTTAGGAAAAATAGATGCCAATGTTAAGGCATGAATTAATATCTCTTTATTAAATAATAGAGTTTCATACTTCTTAAGTTCATCTTCTATCTCTACAAGCAATTCTGCTGCAGTTATACTAGTGGTAGTAACCTTATTAGTGTTTGTATCGAAATACTGTTTTTTGAGCATTATAATCTCACCTCATAAGCCATAATTAGAAGAAAAAATAATGAGTTTTATTAAATTTCTCATTATTTAAAAGTCCATCAGGATATTATTAATAATATCCCGATAAGACTTCATATAAAATGTTAATCATATACATCTTCTGGAGTCACTCCAACTGCAGCCATTTCTTCCCAGAAAGAATCTTCATCTCTTTTACGTTGTTCAGCATAATATGCTCGTTCTTCAGCTTCTTCAATTTCTGCTTTAAGATAAGCTGGATTAGAGAACCATCCATGAAGATCATTAAACCCTTTAGCTATCTTCATGATTTGGAATCTAATCATATCTTTATCAGATTCTTGATCTCCTTCTCCTATGATCTTATCAAAAGTTTCTTGATCTTCACAAGCAAGATTTGTAAAGAGTTTTGATAGAAGAATGATAGGTTCTGGATTTCTTGCAAAAGCATCTTCATATTTTTCACAATTCAAATAATATCTTTCTGGAAAATATGAAGGACCAATGTTGAATCTAATATCATTGATTTCTAGATTTACTCTATCTTCATCTTTTACAATATTAACAGAGATATTCCCTTCATAATTCTCATGATAAGAATATTCAATATCTTTAGGAATCATATTAACTAACTCTTTGCAGAGTTCTGGAAGACGTTTTTTAATATCACTATACAACATAATCGATCTACTCCTTAATTAAACATTAAATCATTCATGTAAGCAAAGACTTTTCTAGTAGTATCTGTATTACCGTGCTTAATTCTAGCATTTTCATCTTTGATTACATAGCTAAAACGTACGCCATACAATGTATCCAAATCTACTTTATCAAATTCCATAAATAGAATGCTATATCCATTCTCTACTGGGAATTTTAGTCTAACTGTAAACTCACGGCTATTCTTATAAATACCAGATGTAATTAAAATTGGCTTACCAACTTTCTTAGCCACTTTCATAACTGTAGCCATATCATTAGAATAATTACCAATCAATAAAGCCCTAATTACATCTAAGAAACGTTCGCTGTATGTAGGTCGTTTTTGAGATCTTATTAAGAATTTTACCCCATCATATTCAAAATATACTTCAACAATTTTATCATTTAGATTGTAACCTTTAACTTCGATACCTCCTATATTCCACATGTATAGGACTTCGATGTACTCAGTTTCACTTTGTTGAACAAATTCAAAATCTTCTGCTATCATAATATACCCCCATTTAAAATAAACTAATCTTTACTTTCTAATAACTTTTCTAGCATCATAATAGAACTACTAATACTTGCAGCATTCATATTAAGTAATAGACAAATATGATCATATTCTTGATCGCTTAATTTATCTAGTTTAAACGCTGCATCTTTCCAAGTATTTATAGTAATATTTAAAAATCTACCAAAATCATTTAATACATCTGTAGCACCACATCTTATACATTCATCTAAAAGATTTAATTCAAGATCTTTAAGAAAAACTGTAGCACCAGTTTTATACATAATCATATTGATCGCATTAACAGGTTTAAAATAATCTTCTGTGCTTTTCTTAAATCTAGCTTCAATACCACCATCAGAAACAAAATGCACCTTTTTACTAGTCCCAAAACTAACATCAAATTCTGGATATGTTCCTCTGTATGGTAATTCCATATCAAGTTTAATAGATTGAGTTACAATAATATCAGATATGGCTCTGATGTTATAATTAATGATTTCCATATAAGAATTAATAAACTTCATTTCTTCCAATCTTGTCATACTCATAATACTTCTCCTTTTAAAAAAATAATCAGGTATGGGATTTCTCCCATACCTGAAATTTTATTTAGATTATTTTACAATGCTACCATAGGAGTCACGTTTGATATCTTTATTAGATTTCAATGCATGAACTCTTTCTAGTTTGCCATTTTGTTCAACTTCGAAACGAAGAAGTTCTGGTTTGAATTCATCAACCAAACGACCATCGATAGGAGCGTTGATTTCTTTAGCACGTTGGATTGCACGATGAACTACTTCAGCAAATTCATAACGAGTCAATACACGATCGCCTTTGAACATGCCGTCTTCATAGCCAATGATCAAACCACGTTTAGCCAAGTCATCTACAGCTTCAAATGCCCAATGGTTTTCTGGAACATCTGGGAATACTGTATTTTGATCTTGTGGTAAGTCAGCACCAAGTACTGCATTTAGGATCGCAGTAATTTTAGCATTTTGTGCTTTCATTGCTTCCATTTCACGTTTCATATCTGCAACGTCTTTTGCTACAGCTACTTTAGAACGGGAAACGCCAGATTTAGCACCAACTTTGTAAGATACACCAGCATTAACAACTGTATCACCATTACCAACAGTAGAACCAACTGTGAACATTAAGTCTTCGTTAGGACGATAAGCAGCACCCAATGCTACAGAGTTAGAACCATGGAAATGACCATAACCAGCCATTACATCTAATTTGTGGTCAGGATCGAAATCCAATGGATGTAATGCAGCTAATGCAGCAGTACCCGCAATACCACGTTCGGAGATTTTATGGTTTTTAGCAACTTTATCGGAAAGACCATTGATTGCATTAGCATTGGAGTTGATTTGGTTAGGAATGCTTTGATCTAAATCGAAACGTACTAAACCATCAGCACCAACGGATGCATTGATATGGTTACCATTAACAAAGTTTAAACCTTTGTCTGCCATTACTTTATTTGTAGTACCACCATTTGCTTTATAGGATACAGGTAATACTTTAGCAGCTTCGTTACCATCAAATTTGAATGTTGTAGTGTCTGCTGTATGATTAGCACCAGTAGTTGTTTCTACTTTGATTACAGAATCACCTTCAAATTTATTAGCAGCTTTAGCAATATCTGTTACAGTATTTTTGCTTACATAGATACCATATTGTGCATTAGCATCACCAGTGGATTTACCATTAGTAACTCTAACAGCAGCAATATTATCAACTTGGTTATCAGTGATAACGGATTCTACAGCTTTATTAGCTTCAATTTCACGTTTCATTTGATCAACGTTAACAGCATCAGTACCAGCTACGCCTTCTTTAACGCCATTGATAATTTGATTACCAGCATTGATACCATTAGTAGTAAAGGAAATGGATTTACCATTGGAGTTAGCAGTCATACCATCCATAGTATATTCTGCAGCATCTAAGTTATCAGTATTTTCCAACTTCATACCATTAGCGTCTACTTTAGTATTTGTACTTGTAGTACCATCAAAGAAATGAACTTTATCCTTGCCGATGTAAGAATGTACATCATCAGTCACTTTACCAAAGCTAGCAGAGTTCATATCAACAAGGTCTTTATTGACATTTACTTTATATTCTTTACGGCCGAATGCATTATCTTTAGATTCAACTGTAGTGTTAGTGCCATCAACCAATGTGTTGTACTTTTGAGCTTCAAGAGCTACATCGTACAATTGGCTGCCATTGATAGCATCTGTAGAAGTGGAAGATACACGACCAGCTGATACATTTTGTAACTGACGTGTATAACTAGTTACACCACCAGCACCGGCACGACCATTAGTACCGAAGCTTACAACAGAGTCTGGGTTAGAACCTGCATAAGTGGAATTACTGAAACGAATATCTGTTGTGTTATCCTTAATATTGGATGTACCAACAGCTGATTCTGTAACAGAATTGGTACCAATTGCAACGCCATTTTGAACGTCAGCAATAGTATTATTACCTAATGCTAATGCATCGATAGCTGTTGCTGCAGCATGGCTACCAACAACTGTTGCGCCTTGGCCTTCAGTAGTGCTATTGCTACCAAATATTAATTGTTCTTTAGAGTTGTCTTTTACGATATTATTATAACCAAAAATAGCACTTTGGTCAGCATCAACAATACCATTATTAGCGCCTACTACTGTAGTATCATCACCATTTACAGTTGTATCACGACCAACCGCAATAGAAGACACGCCTTTTGCATTTACATTTGTACCAATGTTTACAGTTTTGACACCATCTGCATGGATACCATTACCAATGGCTACTGAAGATTCACCATTGGATACTACTCCATTACCAATAGCAATAGTGTCTTGAACCTTGGTTTCAACACCATTACCGATACCAATAGTATTGAAGTCAGTAGCAACTCCATTACCGATACCGATACTATTGCTAAGGTTATTAACAACATTGTTACCAATACCAACACTATTATTGCTGTTGGTAGTAACTGCTGTACCGATGCCAACACTATCATTACTATTGGTAGTTACTACCATACCAATAGCTACATTATTTTTAGAATTAGACTTAACTAATGAGCCAAGAGCAAGAGAATCTTTACCATCTGCTGTAGTACCATAACCCATAGCAAGTGCGTTAGCGCCAGTAGCATAAGCACCATTACCAATAGCTACTGTATTAACACCATTAGTACGAGCTTGAGAACCAATGGCAAACGTGTTATCTTGTAATGCTTGTGCACTAGAACCAATAGCTACACTGTTTCGACCTTTAGCTGTAGCATATTCGCCTCCAGCCAAGGAGTTTGTGCCAATAGCTTTATTGGAATTACCGTATGCAACAGCATTATCACCATTGATAGTATTGTTGTAGCCTGCTGCAAAAGCACTTGTAGCACTAGCATTAATGGTATTTTGACGGCCAACAGAATATGCACCATGACCAGCATATACATCGTTATACTCACTATTGCTGGATAAAGCATGACTAGGTGTATCACCAGGCGCATCAGTTGTAGGTACGACATATGCACTAGTAGTGCCGAATGCCATTGCGGAAATAATAGCTGCAGTTAATAGAGTTTTGTTTTTAATGTTTTTCATTTCTTCGTGTCTCCCTTTCAGAAATATGAAATATATAATTAAAGAAAAACCAAAATAGTCTTTCTTCAAAAACTAAATTATTTACTTACTTAACTAATCTTATTCTTCTCCTCTAATTAACTCTAAAATAGAGTTGCATAGAATATCATAGTTGTTGTTTTCTAAATATTCTGCTAAGATATTCAATAATTCTCCATGAATAATCTTTTCCCCAAGCTCGGTATCGCAGTTTCCTATCAATAAACTTTCTGCAGTTCTGATCATTTTAGTTGCCGCAATATCTTGTGTGGCTTGATCATGATACTCTTTGATAGTATCAACAACATGAGCTTCTGATATTTCTTTCTTGTTGCTATTGTTATTCAATTTAACATTCTTCTTTTCTTCAGCCATTATTTATCCTCCTTGTTCTTACTAAAGTTATAAGACTTGCATTCTAACGGCTCTGAAGTTACTACTTTCATAGAATTGATATTAATAATACTATCTGATATTAATACCTCTACAAAGTATGCCATCTTTGCATATGGCACGAATAGGCTGAACGTATCACCATCAACTTCTTTAGGATAGTTGTTTGGCAATCCTTTAAAGTCGTATTGGATTTCTTCTACTTTCTTTTTAGTCTCAATTGTAGTACCATCATCTTTAACTTGTTGAGATTCTGATCTCATAGTTACAAACGACATTCCTACTCTGCTGACTTTGATGAATGATTCATCTTTAGAATCTTTTCCTCTAAATAGATTTTCTACTGGAATTTCAATAACTAGTCCATCTTTACCATCTAAAGCTAATTTTACCATAAAATGCGGGGTTCCAAATAATTCTTCTACCACTCTCAAGAATTCTGGATTCTCAACTAGCTTATTTACATCGAATTCAACGGTTTTCTTAATCTCGCCAATATTCCTTTTATCTGCATATGGGCGATAGTAGTTATCTAGAGTTTCCTCTTCTTCATCTTTTGAGAAAAGTTCTACCACAGAATCATACAATGACATGATTTTCCCTCCTTTCTTTTCAAAAAATTTTATACTCTTCTAATTAAGTAAGAAATATATCTTTTATTCTAAATATACTTCTCACCTTTATAGTATATAATTATATTATATTTT